AATTAAAAAAAGGGAGAGCTTTGCACCCTCCCTTTAAATTTAGTTAATTTTTAATTAAAACAAGTCGTCTTCTTCGTCTTGTCCTTTGTACACAGTTTCGTCTTCTGCATATTCTTTTTCCGCTACTTCAGTAGGAGCATATTCTTGAAGTTCTAAACTGTTTTGGTAATCAGATTGAAAACCGTAATCTTCATCTGCAACATACTTAATCATAGTTTTAGTACCCTTTATATGACCTCTTTGTACGTACTTACGGAATACATCTTGGTATTTACCATCTTTAACACCAAGCATTAAACGTACTGTTTTACCGAGCTTTTCAACAATAGCTTTAAGCTCACTAACATCACCTTTAATGATTGCTTTAATGTCTTCGAATTCCAAGTCTGCATCTTTACCTGTTTCGGCATTTGTAATTTTAGCAATAAAGTCATAAAGTTCTACTTCTCCTTCATAAGCTTCTCTTGCAGTTTCTAAATCGAACCATGTCATATTTTCATTTTGAGCAAGGTCGTCTTTAGACTTAGCGTATGTAGATTGAAGTTTACGATTAATAAATTGCTTATTTTCAGCGCGAGAAAGTACTTTATCACCAGAAACCCAAATAGGGAATTTAGTTCTAATTTTACCATCTACACTTTCAATATAAAAATCGAGTCGTACTTTAGGTTTACCACTTTCTGTTGTTCCAGTATATTCCGGTTCGTTTTCTAACTCTCTATCTTGAATTTCTTCAAGTTGTTTTTTATCAGGGTTAACAGCGATTACTTTAAATTCCGCTATACCTGTATAGAGTTTTCTTTCTTGTATTTCTGATTCTTTATGATTATCTAAAAATCCCATTAGCTAATGAATATTTCATTCCACATTATATTAATTTTACCATCTTCTTTTTTTTCTGAAACTTTTATTGTCTTTCCTGACAAATGAGCTGCTCTATTTCCAGAAATAACTTCTTCGGATGGTTCGAAGTTTATATATCTACTATTGTCTTTCGCATACATATAACCTATAGCGTCAACTTTAGCAGCAGTAAGAGATTTAATTTTACCTGTTAAGTCTACTGACTTTTCAGTATGTTCTTGTCCATCTCTTTCTATTAATTTATCTTTCAAGTGACCAACTAATATCAATGTATCACAAAATTTTGTGAAATAATTGATTACTTCAAAGAATGCTTCACGCATGTACAAATAACCACTACCGTTAGGTAACTTTCTAACATCGTCACCCTTCCAATTTTTACCCATAGAGGTATCTTTGTACTTTTCTGCAGCGTAAGGAAGAATCATATCTTCCAGTGCTGTAACTGTATCAAGAGTGATGTACTTATATGGTAACTCACCCGTTTCTTTTTTCTTTTTATTGAGAGATTTAATTAAATCTTTCATTTCTTCGAAAGAGTTAATCTCAATCTTTAATGCATCTACAAATTTAGAACCTTCTTCTAAATCTACAATTAAGTTGTTTTCTAACTTACTTAAAATTGTAGTCTTACCTACTTTTGGTAAGGCAAATAACAATAAAGTTTTAGGATTAACTCTTTCGGCTTTTACAATTTCTGTCGGTAATTCCAATATATTAATATTTTTTTAATTAACAATATTGTTCCTTAGTAAATTGCCGACTTTATATATTCTTTAGAATAATGTCCGGATCTTAGTAAGTCGTAATTTATTTCTTTGGCGTTTGGTAATTCTATCATTGCTCCATTTTCACCAAGAAATTGATAACCTATACTAAAATCATCTACACCATAACTATTTTTTATTACTTTTAGACCTCTAAATCTATTATATTTACCTTTACTGATAAATTTTTCGATTTGATAATCTCCATAATTAAAAACATTTAACTTATAAGGATTCATTAAACCTATTACGACATCTGCATTTTCGTATAAATCAGCAGAACCTTTAAAGTCTTTTGGCTGAATGTCTAATTCTGTATTTACAGCACGATAAGTATTTTCTATTTCTCTGTTTAACTGTGATATATCTATTATGCAATACCCATATCTATCTCTTAAAGCACCCATATATTGTGAGTGTTTATCAAGTATTTGTTTATCAGAGTTTAAGTCTTTTTGTGTTGTAATTTTACCAACGTGGTCTGTTACATGTATAAAAATTTCATTAGGGTCATTTTGTACATATTTTCTATTGAATTTATCTATTTGTTCAAAGTAACCTCTTTTTTCAGCAAATTTTTCAGCATAGTCCATAATTTTAGTAGGGTGTGCTGCACCGTCTATGATTATAATATGCTCTTCCATTTGCTCGAAAAACTCTTTATATGAATCAATTAAAGAGATTAATTCTTCGTCTAATTCATAAAGTTTGTTCGGCCAACCCATTAAGGTTGGTACATCTATCATTATTCCATGGTCTACAAATAACATATAAGCGGTCCATTTGGCTATTTTAAGAACTTTACTTCTTTCCATAGACCTATATATCCAAAAAGGCTTTACGTTGGTTTTATGCCTATTTTTTAACCACCATCTATATGGTTCTAATACGAACATTGTATCTACAATTGCAGTTTTACCAGAACCGGGTAATCCACCGAATAAAAAATACATATTTTTACCGAACATTATATGATCCCCAAGCTTTCCTTGTTTAAGAGGTAACCATAATTGTTCCTTGTTTATGCCCTTATCTACTTGTTCTTTAAATTGAGTAAAATAGGACATTTATTTATTATATATGGCGGGTTTTACTTTGTGGTTTTTCTTCTCCATTAATTAAAGCTAAACATTCTTGTTCTAAAGTAGAAGTTTCATTATCGTATATAAATTTAGCATTTTTTTTCATATAACGATAATTATTTATTCTACAATTATCAATATATTTTTTAGTAGCTTTAATTATAATTTCTGGAGTAAATTCCGGGAAATCATTCATAAACTTCTTCATTCGTCTATAAACTTGTACTGTGTTACCAGATACTCTATAACCTCCCGGAAGTAAATGTGTAGGCCATAACGCTCGCCAATCGTTAAGCCAATCATTAAAATTTTTACTAAACAAAGATACGGATTTTTCCGTTAATAACCTAGTTTTTTCATCAATATATTTTTTAATAAATAGATTTTCTAAATCTTTTTCGTAATTCCATTTAATTGTTATATCGTTATAAAAACAATATAATATAATATATTCATTAGGTGATAAATCATGTTTATGTAAAAAATTTATATCAACTTTTACAATCACATTTAATAAATTTATTTGTATCAAAGACATATTTTTCTCCACTGCCTCCACAATGCTTACAAACGTCTTTTATTCCATGTTTTTCTAAGACTGCTTCAACACTTCTTTCGTTTATTTCTTTTTCTGACATTACAAAATCGTATTTAAATAATAAAGAAATTAATTTATAGTAACTATCATTAAAATGAATAAAACTTTCATCACTACTAAATAATGTCAAATGCATCCTTATTAAGTGTGGATTTTCACTGTAACTTTTAGGATTAATGTTTACATCTTCTATAATTTGATTGCATAATATATCTATAGTTTCTTTATAAGTATCAATCAAACTATTACTTTCTGTTTTTTGCATGATTTAATAAATAGTCTTCGACATTTTGACAATAAATAAAATTATCAAGACTTTCAGATTTCATTTTTTTAAACCATATTTCTTCTTGAGTATTTTCTGTTACAAAAATAAAAACATTTCCTACTTTTGTACCATCTTTTCTCAATCTTCCTACTCTTTGAATAAAATCTAATTCTTTACCGTAATAGCTCATTAATATTACGTTGTCTAGTTTATTTATATTAGCTCCTTGTTTTAATTTTTTAAAAGAAGCCATTACTTTTATTTTACCGTCGTCAAAGTTTTTTCTAATTTCTTTATTTTTGTCATTACTATTTTTATTACTAACTGTATTTATAGTTACTTTATTTAAAGCTTCTATAGAATTACCAAAAACTAATACTTGACCTTTAAGGTAAGATATTAAACTTCTTACTTCTTTAATTTTAGATGGTAATTCATACAGTATTTTTGTTCTTTTTGATAAAGCTCTACTTATTAAAAATTCTCTTTTATCATTTTCTTCAGAATAAAAAAGTTGCTCATATCTTTTATTCCAAAACTCATAATTTTTTAATTCCGTGGTTTTAAACTTTTTACTTTTATTACCGGCTAAGATATTTTTATTAAAATTATCTAATTTATGTTTAATCACATAAATTGCTAATTCTCTAGAAACTTTATCTTTTTGTGATTGACCTATATTATAAGTAAAACATACAGGTGCAACAGAATCTAGATAACTTCCTTTAGTGTAACCATTTGGATATTTTTTATCTCTATCAATAGTCGCACTAAGTCCCATTATCTTATCAAAAGCATTATTTAAATAAAAGTCAAAATAAGAAGGAGTTAAACTATCATGTATTTCATCAGCTATTACTAAATCAAAAAAGTAACTGTCAAGTTTGTAAGCTTTTTGATAAGTCCAATAAATTATAGTTTTACCTTTTGTAATATTTAAATTATATAATTCATTAAACTTTTTTATTTCTTTAAGAAAACCTTCTTTTCTAGAAGTTTCTTCGTATAATATTAAAATTCTAGAACGTTCTGGAGCATCTCTTATTGCACGAAGCGAAACAAAAGTTTTACCAGTACCAGTTGCCATTTGAATAGTACCTTTACTTTTGTTACGCTTCCATGCAGTATAAGCAGAATCGCCTAATATTTCTTTTTTTTTATCAACAATGATACCCATTATAACTATATGGTTTATGATCTATCGGGTCTTTTGTATAACTATCGTTAGAAAAATAAAAAGTTGACTTATTATTAACAGAATATTTTGTAAATTTATTATAAAGCTCCATTGATCTATTCCCAGAATACATAATTGCCAATCTAGAAGTACCAATTAATGTTGAGCACATATGTTCTTTGTTTTTAGCTAAAAACCTTATAACATCAGCACCACCACCATTAGCTTTACCTACAAATTTTAAAATAAAATTTAAAGTATCTGAATAGCCTTCATTATTTCTGTAAGAACTAATAGTTCCATTATGTGCTAAAACTGGTTTTTTGAAAAACCCTTCTTCTGATGTAGCTTCTAATACATTATCAGAACACACATAGGGATGACAATTTTCTACATTTTTATCTCCGGCCGATACTCTTCTTAAATGTACTAATAATTCACTGTTTTCATCTGGGTTTTGTTTTTTTATAGCATTTATAAAAGATTCTAAAGTTTCATAACCTTTAGATAAATATATATTACTATGTCCCTTTTTTATTGCAAAACCCATACCATCATTATTTCTAAGATGATAAGATCTAGCAATAGCTTTGTAAAAAAATGGATGCATTTTTTCACCTTTCTTTTTTACAGCTATTAAACACATTTTAAATTATTTCTTTATAAGTACTAGCTTTATGTTCTACTACTTCTGAATATTCTGTTTGTTCTTCTTTTACTGCTTTTTTACCTTTAAATTTTTCTTTTCTAGAATGAAAATAAGAAACTAATCTATCTGAAATAGTTTTATCTTTTATAGATTTAGTAATAATATCATTAACAGTAATATTTTCATTTTCAATAATATACTTTTGATGATTTTCTACAAAATTTACAAAAGCCATACAAAACAATACCCAGTTTCTAATTTTTGTATAATTCATAGACGCACTATGAGGTCTAAATTCAAGAGTAAATGGTATTCCTCTATTTAATTTAGATTTTTTATCTGGCGGTACACTTCTAGTATTGAAATTACATGGTATAAAGTTTAACCACATATACCTGAATAATTTTTTCATTGGTATACCTTGACTATATCTATCTGTATATCTACCTCCGGGATGTGGTTGAAATTTATTAACGTTTTTATCTAATTTTCTACCGTTAGCCATATCTCTAAACATTTGATCGTAAATGATTTCTACACCATAATCAAAACCATGTTTATCAAATATTTTTTTAAAATTGTATTTTTTTAACGGATTAGCAAATTCGTTTTTTCTTCTAGAAGGTGGAAATATTTCCATAATTTCATTTTCTATAGAAAGTGCTAATTTATAAGCTAGTACTGTAAAAGTGTCTGTAAAATTAGCATTCCCTATATGAACGTGTATACCACATCTTTTATCAATTTTGCAAAACTTGTTAATAGTTTTTACACAATTGTAAAGATTTTTTAAACCAGCATCTCCTGTTAAAACTCCTGTAACATATTCTCCGCCATATAATGTACCACAAGGATCTTTCAATGAACCATCATAAGTAGAATCCATGTTTAATTTATCATTATGATAAATATATTCAGGAATGTAACCTCTACAAGTTTCTATCTCTACACCAAATGTATATTTCATTCCACCAGTACCTTTAAATGTCGGAGAAAACACCCCATATTTAATAGCTTCTGATTTTTTAGGAAATTGCCTTTTTGAAATTTTAGAATTATTATATTTTCTGTATTTAATATCGTCTTTGCTTCCTTCTTCCCCGTTTTTGTAAAGCTTTTTTTGACCAAATACAAAGTTAAATCCATCTTCTAATGCCATTTTATAGTCTGCGTATGCTACATTTGTTGTAGTAAGACATATACTTCTAAAATCTACTGCTAATCTATCAGCTTGTAAATGTTCTAACGAAGGATAAGAAGTTTCTTTTCTGTTTTTATCAATATATTTAATCATGTCGTCAATATTATAATATCGCCCTTCTGGTTCATAAAAATAATGTTTTTTATTATTAAATAAAACCCACCCTTGCCGCCTAAATTTGACAACAAGAGGTGGGTTTTGTTTTTTCTTATTATAAAAAATACCATTAATTTCTACGGCATTTTCTTTTTTTATTTTTCTTCCTAATACGTCTTTAACATATTTATTGTTCTGTTTCATATTCTAATACTGTAGCAAAATTTTCTCGTATTGATCTAATTTTATCTAAGCATTTATTTTTATGTTTTTCTAACATGTCAGAGTCATTTATTTGATTCTCTATAAATTGCAAATCTTCAGCACTAGGACTTATTACATCATCTACTATTTCTTTCAATGGTAAATAATACTCTTCTTCAGATTCGTTTTCTCCAAATATTTTTTCATATTTTTCGAATAATTCTTCATCTTCAGTGCAATTAATTATTAGGCTTAAAACATCATTTGCAATTTTACTTAACTGTTCTAAGCCTAAGTTCTTTTTTTCAATCCAATCTAAGAAAGATTCAATTAACTTCTTATTAACAACAACTTCGTGAGTAGAAAAACTTTCGTCATCGTATGACATATAATAAACAAATACATCTAAAGTTTCATCATAATAACAAACACCTTTAACAAATTTTCTTGTTGCTAAAGTTTCATGACAAAATTCTTCAATAAAAGAATCTTTAAATTCAATTTTGGTAAAAGTTTTATTATTTTTATTACTAATTACCTCAATATCTTTTTTATCGTTATGATTATTTAATAAATATTTGAATTTTGCTTCGTCATTTAAAAATTCTTCTAAATCATTAATAAAATCTTTACCTAAATTTTTATAAGAATTTTTAGTATTACTATTACTTTTATTGTAATTAGTATATACTTTTTTCTTATATTTAGGAGAATTATAAAGTTTAACTTCGTTTCTAATCTGACCGTTTACAATTCTGTAAAGCTTATTAGTTTCAAATTGTTCAACTTTTTCACAACCTATACCTAGTAATGGATCTTTTTCAGAAGAAATATACATACCTTCTTCACAAAAACCATAATGTAAAGGTCTATCATGATTTCTCCAAATATACAACACTTTTTCATCATCTCTAGTGTCTCTAAACATTAAAGCTGCAGCACCTTCAAAATCTTTAATAATTTGGAATCTATCATCTCCTTCTTTTAAGCTCATATACTTAAAAAAGATTTTAGAATCCATATTAATAATTGATTCATTGAAATTCTTCTTAGTTATAACTACATCATCTTTAACGTAGCCTTCAATCATTTCTTTATGATTTTTCAAAGTACCATTATGAGCACCAATTATGTTATCGAAACGAAAAGGATGAGCGTTTTCTTTTGTTTTTTCACCAACTGTAGCTTGCCTAGTATGAGCAATTAAGAAATTGGTAATATCTAATTTTTTTTTGATCCCTTTATTTAAATAAGTTTCAATTACTTTACCGGGAGCTTTAAATAATTTTTGACTTTCTTCACTGTTTTCTTCGGTGTAATGACCGTAAGAATGTTCACCTCTTTTTTGATTGGCGTAAAATAATAGTCTGACTTTATTTATGTCAAAATTATCATTTCCGGAAAATCCTAATAATCCACACATTTTTAAGAAATTTTAGGAGAAATAAAATCTCCATTAATAATTACAGTATTTGCTTTTTGCTCATTGAAATAAATTTGTGTATCTATTTCTTCTCCTGATTGTTCTAATTTAACTTTAACAGGGGTTCTTTTATACCAAGATCCGTTATGGTCTTCTGGACTATACCCTTCAAGCATATCCAATCTATCTAAAGTTTCATCGTTTACTTCGTAAACTTCACCTACGATATTAGAAGTTTCTTTATTTGGATCTACAAAAGGTATACCAGAAGCAGTCATTTCGTATTTGTTAACAGTTTTTGCTTTTCCTACAAAATTAGAGTTAACCAATAATTTATGATTACCTTTACCTTGACGAAGTGTACCGTATACAAATACACTATGCATTTTTTGTTTGTTCATATTTAGTTCTTAACAAATTTGGGATTATTTCTTTGTATTTTTCTGATGTTAAATTTCCAAAACTTGGAGCAGAATTTATTTCTATTATTCGCCATTCTGGATTTTTTCTTTTTTTTCCTTCTTTGTTTGTTGAAGATTGTATTCTTAAATCTATAGCTCCTATATCTAACCCTACAGCTTTAAGCGCATTTACACAATCTTTTTCAATTTCTTTCCAGTTTACTGGTTTATCAAACTTTTCATTAGTTTCGAGTAACCAAGCACAAGTTTCGTCGTTTCTTTTCCATCTTACATCATCTGGTGTATTTGATTTTAATACTTTACGACAAGTATAAAAACAACCATCTTCTGTTACATGTAAACGATATTCTCTAACACCTGTAAAGTACTCTTCAACAATGTAACGTTCTTTTTTGTCATTATTGAAAAATTCTTCGAACTCGGAATAAGTGTTAAACTTTTGCATACCTTTTCCTCTTGAACCGTTAATTTTTTTAACGATTATAGGATAAGATACTTCTTCTTTGTTTTTAAAATCTTCAGCTTTCCACCATTTACAAGTTTTAACTTTAGCTTTATCGAAACACTGTTTCATTAAAAGTTTACTACTTGAATTTTTAACGGCTTCTGGTGTATTTATTTCTACCAGAATTTTTTGTTTACCTTTAGTTTCATATTTACTAGTAGGAGTTGTACTTCCAAATCTAATAATAGACCTAAAAGGATTTAAAGGTAAAGATTTATTTTGAGCTCTTAATATTGTATGAGAAGGATGTCTAGACAATATAATAGGTCTGAATTTTGTCAGCTTTTTAGTTTTCATAATGAGTTATTAATTTATCAGAAGTAGTATATTCATTATTATGATCGTCTTTAACAACAACTAATTTTTTACTACTCAAATTTATTATGTTTGCAATAATATAATATTTTTGAATAGTAAGATTAGTATTTTTTTTATCATAATGTTTAAGTTTGACCTTATCTCCAATTGCAAATTTTACAAACTTAATAGAGTATTCGATAGGAGAAATAAATTGTTTATTATTAATCATATTATACTCGTTAACTTTGCCGAAAGTTATAATTTCTTGGTCAATGTTTCTAACTATTTCGAATCTTTTATTTTTTATAGAATACAAATCAAAAACTTTAAAGAAATTTTTGATTGCAATTTTACAATCAATGTTTGTAATTAATTCTTTTTTTAATATTACATGACCGTTGATTGACATTAATTCTTTTAATTTATATTTGTCATTTATAGATAACGAATAATAAATTTCACCTACTTCTAAATCATCTTTTATTTGTACACACTTTATATTGTCTGAATTTTTATCAAAAAAATAAAAAGATTTTGAGTCAAAAGAATCTTTAACTATAATTTGACTTTCAATTTTTTTATTATTAGGAATAAATTTAGGAACTCCGATAAATTCAGTTTCATATGGAAAAATATTATTTTTGTCATCCTTAAAAAATAATATATCTGGGTTATTTAAATCTAATATATAATAATATATTAATTTAAAATTAGGATCTTCATTAAGACCAAAATTTTCTAAATAATTTACTAATCTTCTAGGGTTTATATCAATAGTTTGTAAAAAAGAAAACTTGTAGTTTTTACCGTAAATATAAATATTAATAAAATGTATAGATAAATATTCTTTTTTTAAACATTTATTAATAGCATTTTCTATATTTAAACCATTAGGTTTTTTATACAACCATTCGTACAAATTGTTTTTTAAATCATCTTCAGACATATAATTCCTTTTTAACAGATACCATAGGTATTTTATTATTGTTAATAATCTGATTCGCAAGCTCTTTATTATTTTCATTTATACATTCTTGTATCTGATTACCTAATTCATCAAAAATAACATTTTTTGAAGCATAATTTATAGCTTTAATGGTATTTAAAAATGCCCATTCCATAAGATCTTCAGAAGATAACCAGAAATTACTTAAAGATCTGTATTCTAAACCATAACTTGTAAATCTAAATCTTCCAGCAGTACCATAAACTTTTTTTCTTTCTTCATCTTTATCCAAAAGGACCGATGGAACACCTAAAAATAAATCCATAGATTTGACTATGTTTTCAGTAACACTTTCTTCTAGATCTTCATAAGAAACATGTATATGTCCCCCAGCAAATCTAAAAGATTTAGGTGCTTTTATTTCGGGATTTGGCATTTGTTTCCAAACATTATTATCCGGACTACATCCAAATTGTTTAGCATTAATATGAGAAAGTTGTTCTTCATCAAATTCTAAAGAAGGAGTAACAACAATTTCTATATCATTACCTACAAGATTATCAATGTAATTAAGACAAAATTTTAATTCTTTTTTCCATCTTTTAACATCTCTTACAGGAGGAATGTTAAATTCCACCATTACGTTATCTTCTTGTAATTTATGACCTTCTTTAGAAATTTCTACAGGTTCTTCTTTAGAACCGCCAATTAATCCTATTGCCGATAATGCTTTACCTTTTTTCTTAAGAAAAATTTCTGGGTCAGACCCAATTGCAATTATTTTAATTCCACGCATTAAACTAAATATTTTTTTATATAACTGATAATCCCACTATTATTGTGAATATTACTAATATATTCACTTTTTTTTACTTTTGAATAATCTGACCAAGTATAGTTTTTAACTTTATCAATATTAGAAAAAGCTTTTTTATAATATTCAATTCTATCTAAATCATGGTATTTTAAATATTTAAACATTTTAGCATATTTAAATATATTATCAATACCTTTATCAGAATATACACCTATTCTAATTATAGAAAATAACAAACTTAATAACGCTGGTTTATTAGCATAATAATCAGATATTTTTATAATTATAGAATTAGGAGTATTTAATTTTAATTTGATAGAATTATTTAAATTTGTTTTATTTTCAAAATCTTTGATCGTCTTAATTAAATTTAAATAATATTTATTACAATTTTTATTTTCTTTATCGTGATGAGGAAAACTTAATTCAATTACGCAATTTTCCAAAGTAAGATTATTTTTATGCAGATCTGATAAATAAAAACCATATATATAATTATCAGCTAATTTACCAGTAACGAGATAATAAAAAGTATCTTGTAAATAATCTTTACACCTCATTTTTTTACTTACTGCATAGTAAACGTTTTCTTCTTTATCTAATTTTAAAATTCTAAAATTAGGAATTTTAGCATAACTATTATAAGTTTCTGATAAATTATTACATTCTAAATTTAAACACTTTACTTCTAAAGTATTTAAAATTACATCATCTGGTATTTCTACTTTTGAATATTTATCTTTAGTCATATTTTGTTTAAATAATAATTTATTAAGAAACGAGAATATTTTCATCTTTTAATACTGTTTTAAATACAATTTCTGCAATTTTTTCATTTGACCCTTTTGGCTGATAGTAATATTCAGGATGACATTGTATAGCAATTGCGTTTAAATCTTTATAAAATACAATTTCTGGTTCTTGATCTAATTCTAATTCTACATCTTTGATAATTTCATATTTAGTACTATATTTTTCTTTTGACCAAGCAAGTACTTCATATTTAGTTTTATCATTAATAGGATAGGGGTACATCATTTGGTGATGACTACTTGTTACTGGAAATACATCCCCGTTATATAATTCTATTTCGTGTAGTTTATCATGGTTATCTACGTTTTGCACTAAAGAACCTCCAGCCATAACTGTTAAAAATTGAGCACCTCTACAAATACCAATAATTGGGATTTTTCTTTTTAACGCTCTAGTTACTAATTGAAATTCTTTTACGTCTCTATATTCATCTGATATAGTTTTAACGTTTACTCTTTTTTCTCCGTACATTTTAGGTGAGACATCTGAGCCACCGGGAAGATATAAAATATCAGCATCATCTATGTTTTCAGCTTTTTCTAGGTCTAAACCTAAAAACTCTAAATCTTTAACTGGTGAATTATTGGAACTATATACTTTCTTTTTCATTTTTGTATTAAATTGTTCAATTTTATCATATTTTTACTATCAATAGCAAAACATAATTTTTCGTTTGTTGAATGTTTTATATTAAAGTTTTTAAACACACTTTCTGGTGTTTTATATTTAATATAATCTTTTTTTGTAATTTTACTTTTAGGTTTTACTGTTTTATTACAAATATGCTTGTGTTTATCATATTTGTAACTTTTAGATTTATGAGCTAAAACTAATATTTCAAAAGGTGTAAATTTAGAACCAAATTTTGTCAACCATAAAACATTTGGTATAATAGTTTTATTAGAATGATATAAATATTGCCACAATTTAATAGTTAGATAAAACTTATTAAAGTTGTCAACATTTTTAATATAAAATTCATTTTTTTTAACATCGTTAGAACAAATTATCTCTAAACCTAATTTAGATAGAAACATTGCCCAAAATATAGATAAAGTAGTAATTTTGGTTTCAATTATAATAATGACATTATTTATATGTTTAGCTTTTACATAAATATTATGTACTTGCTTATCATTACTTTTATAATTATACTTACCTTTATAAAAAGTATTAGATCTTAATTTGTCAATTGTACCATCCTCATTTACTTTACCTATTTTTATAGAATTAAATTTATTATCATACATTAATCAAACATTTCTCTTATTACTAATTTTTCAAAATCTATATGTTTTTTAGTTTTTACTATACTTTTAACTGTATAAGAATTTAGAGTTTTACTTACTCTAAATCTTTTAGAATGTGGTTTAGAGTTTGTAATTTTATTTAAATCTTTAAAAGATTTTACATTAATAAGTTCACGTTTAATTTTATAAAAATTATTATCTGTGTTAGAACTAAATAAAGTATTTGCTGCCACGCATTTTTTAAATTCGTGATTGTTAATAACTCTAACAGTATACATAAGTATAATTACAAAAGGTTTATACTTATTGTTTAATTTATGTCTTTCAACATAAGATTTAAAATCTAAAAGTTTATTATAACGAATAACAAATCTTAAAATTCTAAATATATATATTTTAGTTGAAATATTTTCATTAGTCAAAGTAATAATTATTCGTTTAATATTATTACTTTTTTGTTCAATTCTATAATTAAGCTTTAATAAGTTTAATAAAAATTTTAAACTTTTATATATTTTTAATTGTTTTTTAACATTGACATTTAATGCTAAAAATTGTGAATTTCTTAGAGATTTTTTAAAATAATCTGCACAAGCGAGTGCGTAATCATTTGTTTGTACTACGTAATTTTGAGTACTATTAATAAATGTTATAGTATTTGACATAATAAAATATAAAAGAGGGGAAAAATCCCCTCTTGTTAAAACATTGTTAATTGATTATCTTCTAATTCTGAAATAACTTTATAGATCTCTTTAATGTAATAACGTTTATTAAGTTGTGAGTAATAATCAACGTTTTCATTAAAATCGTTTATAATTGTAGAATTATATCCTGATTCTATAGCTATCATTCTTCCGTCTTCGTGATGTTTATATAAACCACCACCCAAATTAGAAATTATGTATCTGGTAGTTTTTTGATGTTTTTCTACACCATTTATTGTATGAAGTTCTGTCTGCCAACCTTTTGTGGCATTAAAAACCTTCATAAAGTCCCATATGTCACCATTGTTAACGGTTTCTTCTGGAGATATACCATCAATAAAATAAGCTTTTAAAGCTTTTGGTACAATAAGCATTGAATGATCTTTATGCCAATCTTTTTCTATCTCAAATTCTCCTTTGAGTTTTACTTTACCATTGGTATATTCAGCAATGTAATTGTTTACATTACGAATAATCATTTGCTTATATTCACCATATTCTAATTCTAGACCTGTATCTTTTTCCCAAATGTTACATATATCATCTACTTGTTTTCTATGTTTATTGTCAAATTTAACAGTTAAACCATCAGTGTTAACTTGAAGCATTGTCAATCCTTCAATGTTATCTACTAATTTTTCTGCCAACATTGTCAATAATAATTGACCATTAATTGTAATAGACATAGTAAACTGTGGATCATATAAAAAACTATATTTATCATTACTTTTACCATAAGCGCCATTTAATGCTAATTTTAAACCAGCATTTTCTGGTGTACCTTTAGAATGTTTTTTACGCTCTAAAAATATATCATTGTAAATGTCACAAAAAGTTTCTGATAAATGTTCAGGGTAAAATTTGTTAACGATACCCGTTCTAGGATAAAAACTAGTTACATCAATATCTAATATTGTAGTTGTTTCAGAATTTTTATATACTCCGGGTTTAATACTACCATGGATTCCCTCACAACACTATGTCACCATAGCTAACAATTAATTAATTTTGTTTGATAAAGCTCTTCAAATTTAGTTTCATAATAATTTAAAAGATCTACATCTAAAAAAACTTCTGGTTGATCTAATATAAACCCATCCCATGTAAAACTACTGTCTTTATACAAAGTTCTTGTATAAAAATCAGTACCCATATTAGTTTCAATTAAAAAAGTTTCTTGCTTTAAAATATCAGATTCTGGTTCTTTATATCTACTAAAACTTTTAATTTTTAACTCAAACTCTTTAGGTACTACGTAATTTTTGTTACTATTTTTTTCATTTCCCATAATTAATTGTTATTGTTGTCCGGACCATCTCACCAACCTATTCAGGTTGCTTCTTGTTGGCCTCTACACCGTTTTGTAAAGTATTTATAAATTTAGGATTTCTAGAACCACATGTTAATTCTAAATTATAAATGTATTCTATTAATTCTGTTATAAATTTTTTATCAAGTGACGGCACGGGATTGTCTTTAATGTTGTAAATTATACCATTTTCATGACAATATTCTTCAGCATTTAAAAGTTTTACAATTTGACTATCAAGTTTATTAAACTTGTGCAAAGTTGATATAATAGTATTAGTTACTAATTCTCTTTCGATTAACTCTTTTTCAATAATATAACCACTCTGTATACCCGCATGATTATATTCTGAAAATATAGTCCATCCTTTATCTAGATGTTCTGCTAAATCAATACTATCTATTACTTTTTGTTTTTTCATAATTTATTTATTAAAGAGTTTCCCCGTTAGCAATTTTTAAAATTACTTTTTATTAAAATGTTTACTCATTGGGTAATAAAGTAAAGCTTGTTTTTGAGTAAGATTATTATGAGCATAATGCTTTTCAATAACTTCTTTGAATCCGTATTTTTTAAATACTTTTCTATATAAATTATTATATCCACAATGAGTAACTATAAAATTAGCAGCATTACTATTTCTAGAAATTTTATATTTTTTATAAAAATTATCACTTAAAGTATTAGCATAATAATTTATGATAAAGTCTAAAAGTTTTTCAAAATTTTTAAAATTGAAACCTTTTAATGTTATAATACCATAATTAAATATATTAACACCACCACATCCAGAAGGCATAGATGTTCCTGATAATTTAATACTTTCGTATTCAACTTTAATATTGTTACTATGTGATGTAAACCTGTTATATTTACTTGAATCATAACGGAACATTTCATGATATATCTTATCGTCACAATTACTTTCACTAATTAAAGATAACTTTATGTTTTTTAGATCTAAGTAATCTATTTTGGTTTCTTTTATCATTTCAAAATTAACTTTCGATGTTCTTGGATCATGGAATCTAATTCGTTAATACCATATTCTTTTTCTATATCCCATAAATAAATAACGTTACCGCTATTAGGATTAACTACACCTTCTGATTTGTAAATACAAATTTCATCCAGTATAGTGTGTAACAAATTATTTTTTCTTTCTGCATCAGAAGCAATGTACTTTGCACAATTTGCATTTTTTAAAGCTTTTAATAAAACATGTAAAATACAATAGTAAAGAACATCATTTTGTTTTTCTTCTGGAATATTTTTTAATATGGTTTTTTTTAAAAGTGAAATACCTATGTTAGGAGTAAATATATTATTACTAACTCCTGCAATTTGATAAATACCACAAGAAATAACAGTATCATTAATATTTAATTTCGGTAATATCCCTTTCGCTCTTTCAACTATATTTTTTAAAATTTCAGAAGTAATTTCTGTTTTGTTTTCTTTAATTTTAAATAAGTTTTTGCTGTAACCTACAATTTTACCGTTGTCGTTTTTAATAATATAACGATCATTTTTTTCTTCGATTACGTTATATTCTTTATCTTTTGTTACATTGTAACGTTTAGGATTAATACAAATAATGTTTTTTTCCATTTTAATAAAAATTCGAAGTTTTCTATATACGTTACCGTATAAAGGGGCAGATTAGTTTACCCGTACCGTAACAGTATTTAAAACCTTTGTATATAATATCTTTTTTAAAAGAGTTTTTAGTTTTTTCTACAACTGTATTTTTTATTTCGTCTAAGAAATCACTAAATTCTTTGTTTTTAAATTCAATATAGGATAAAACACAATCTTTAAAAGAAATAAAATCTCTATGAGTTCTCATATTATTTAATTCTTTTCTAGATATTTTTAAACCTTTTGATAATTCAGCTAACAATATTTTTTCACCAATACCTGCTTCTGGAGAATTAAGAGTATTAATATTATACATTTTGTTTATTGACTTTCTTAATTCTATTTGATTTTTAGATTTCAAATAAAATTTATAAGTAGAATCTACATCATGTTTATTATACTCTAAGATAGTATCAATTTGTTCTTTTGATATATCAGAATAAAAAGGTAATGGTAAATCTTGTATTTTTTTTAACCTCATTGCGCATTGGAGTTTTTTTAAACTTGTCATTCTAGCTTTATTGTTAAAATGCCAAATTCTCATTAAATCCAGTTGTTTAATCAATGGGTTTCTTATTGCGGGATATTCTTCTTTTATTATACGTTGAGACTGTTTGTACAAATCTCTGACAGAAATATTCGGATTTTTTAAAAAACAATGAAGTAAAGGGTAATCGTAGTTAATATTATTAAACCCTATTAAACCATCACAATTTTTTAAAAATTTTAAATATTTTTGTCTTTGATCTAAATCTTTATGTATAACAAAAGTATGATATATTTTTCTATTTATATCATAAAATACTCCAGAGTGGAAATTTGCAAATTGTTCTAAGTCATATATATAAACGTTTTTCATTTATTAATTTAAGTAAAAAATGCAATCATTTTTTTAATCTATTTCTAATTTCTGTTAATGTAGTTTTATTGTAAAAACTACCGTCTTTAAAAATAGTTTGAAGTTCACCACAATTTTCCATTTCCCAAGTTACTTGGTCTTGTAAAAAATATTGGTTTTTATCATCTTTAAAGACAGCTAACAGACCTTTGGCAGATTTTTTAGTACCATCATCAGTAACAGGATTTTTAAAAATTTCTTTACCTTCTGTTGCCTGAGCTAAACTATTCTCGTGATCTCCAATATTGTGCGTTATTTCACAATAAGTAGCTTTCATAGCAAACCCAAAACTATCTCTAGTGTTAAATTGATAAGTAAAACTACCAATACCAAGAACTACATTAGTACTAGCAAAACCTTTAGCTTCTAATCTTTTACAAATCTCATCAGCTCTATCTAAAGTAATACTATCACCATAAATAGCTCCAATGTGAGGGTCTAATACTTTGTAACCTTGCTCATTAACAGTACCACCAAAAATATCCCAAAGAAGTTCAATCACTCCTTTTTTTTCTGGTTTTTTTACAATAACTTTACTTCTATTAAAGTTAAATTCGTCTTTATTATACCACAGTTGAGTTCCACAAATAATATCTACAGGATCACCAGAATCAGGTCTAATTACTACTTTACCATCTCTAGCAAGAATTTCTTTTTTCAGTTGAGGTAAATATTCAGTACATACTTTCCATAAATCCCAAGTATCTGATACTATTGATAAAATACCTGCTGGGAAAGTTTTCATAAGTCTACGAAAAGTTTCAATTTCTGTTTCTTTACCACCAGCAGACATTACAGAGTGTTCTGTAGCATTTACTGAATGAACTACTGGTCCTTTTTCGTCGTAATGTTTACGAGCACCATAGATAGCAGGAAGACTGTCAGAACCTAAAAATGATGTAGCATGTCCTAAACTACTACCGATAGTAGCATCAATAGAATCTAAACCTCGCATCGAAAAATCGTGCCCTTGAAATTCTACAATACCAATATTTTTTTCATCAGTTTTTAATGCCCATTTAGTTAAAATATTTTTATAACTATTAGCAATAGTGGCTGATGTCATAGGTTTCCATAACAAATTAGAAATTAATGTTTCTAAAAAGTTAGTTAGCCAGTAAAATTCTGGTTTTGTATTATATATTGTAAGTACAGGTACGCCAATAGGTACTTTAGTTCCTTCTGGTAAAGCTTTTACTTTAATAGGTAAATAACCTAAATCCCATAAAGCTTCTATATGACTTACATCATAATCTACTCCTAAATATGTAGAGTATTCTTTTTTTATTTCTCCACATATTTCTTTTTTTTTTTCTTCCATGGCTGAATCTCCATTAGAATGAGGAACACACATTTTTAGAAGAGATCTGTCTTGGGTACAAAAAAAATACTTATCAAACATCTCTTTAATCTGTCTCATTACCATTTGTTGCCCAAATGATATTATATAGCCTTTTTCAACACCTTTAGGAATATGTTTATCACTTCTAGGTGTAAAATTACTATACACTAAAGATGTTCCTTTAGGGTACATTAAATGGTGTCCTGTTTTATAGCCGTCTGTGGCTAAAAATGGATTCATATTATGTGTAATTTAATTCGTTATTGTTTTTTCTTTTTTCAGTAATTACAATTTTAGCTGCTTTTTCCAAAACATCTAAAGATGATTCTAAACCGGACCTATCGCAAAGTTGCCAATTGTAATAAGGTTTTCCTTCTTTACCATAAGGTAAATCAATTGGGTTTTCATTTATAGAATCAATTTGTAAATTTTTACTATTGCAATATTTTATTATTTCTTCATATCTATCTTTATCAGAAGCGGTATGAATCATAATATAAGCACCGATACTTTTTACCCATTTAACCATTTCTATGACTATATCACATTTTCCTTGTGAATTATGTTTCCAAGGAAAAATTGTATCATCAAAATCCACAGCTAAAATTATTTTATCATGAGCTAACCATTCGTTAACAAGTCTTTCTACGTTAGTCATAATGTTAAAATAATTTTATAACTTCTAAAATTTTTGGTTGAAAAGTATTTGGTGTATAATAACTATCAAATTTAGAATTTGTACAAAAAACAGAATCAAAATAATTTGTTACTGGATCATTACCTAAATTTTGTATTGTCATGTGACTAACTGCTAAATAGAGTTTACCACAATTACGCTCACGTAATTTATTAGCTAAACCTTTAAATGTACCACCATAAACACAAATATCATCCACAATAAGAATGTCTTTACCTTTAAAATCGTATCTTCCTATTTTTTGTACTAATG